ACGCACCTGATTTATCGAAATTCCTATCTGGGACCAATAGTCTGTCTGTTGCTGGTCCAAACCCTGGCGCCGGAATCGGTGCATTCTCGACCAACTCTAAAAAGCGAACTGATACCACAGCTCCTCTTGCACTAACAACGGCTCCGACAGGGAATTAGTCGTAATGGCTAGTTGGTTTGACAGTTTCGGCCAGAGTGTAGGCAACTTTGTCACTGGTCATGGATTTGAGGATAACTCCGCAAGGTCTACTCTTGATGCCCAAAACGCTGAGAAGAAAAAAAGGGACCAGCAAGCACAACAGCAAGCTACTCCAAACCCTATTATTCAGCAACCTACATCACAATCAACTACACCAGGATTGATGGGGATGCCGATAATCCCGTCAGCGTTACCCACAACACAAACAATCGTCCAACAGCCTGTGGTACAGCCGGTCTCGCAGCCGAAGCCTACGCCACAGGCAACCATGCAACCACAAACACCACCAGCACTAAGCACCGGTCTTATTAATGTACCCGGCAGTCACCCAAACCCAGTCATGC